TCAATATCAATGGTTATGGCGTTGGCTGCGTTAGCTGCGTTCTCAATCAGAACGGCAGTGTTGTCGTTTGTCGCTTCGTTGTGGTCGATGTAAAGCGCGCTGTTGTTTGATTCGTCGTCTACTTCAAGCTCCAGCACGTCGGCGTCTACGTCGATTTTGCTTCCGGCGTTGTATGCGCCGTCCAGGCTGACCGCGCTAACCGAAGTCAGTGTAGTCACGGTTCCGGCATCGTCCACCATCTTCAATACGGGCGTCGCCGTATTATCGACATACAGGTGAACCTTGCTGGCTTCTGGAGTTGCGGGCGCTGCGGACTGTTCTTCTATGACAATCCCGTCGCCCACGCCGGTAGCGGCAAACGCAGACACGGGCAGCGCCAGCGCGCACAGGCCCACAAGGAGTGCAAATATCTTCTTCATCTTTTCGCCTCCTTATGCGCCATTGTTTCCCCAAATGCCGCGCCAATTGCTGAAGCCGATTGCGAATCTGGCGTATACGTACCACTTCGCTATTTGCTCAGACACGCCCTTGTCACGGTTGAATTCCGGCTTGCATGACCACAGCAAATACAGCTTGTGCTCTTTGCTGTCCTGCAACCAGTAGCCGGTCGTAACGGAAATGAACGGCCATTCTACAGGCTCGATGCCGCCATCTCTAAAGATGTTGACATCCCAGTTCGCGCTTCCAGACTTCTTTTCCGACTTCAGGATTATCCGCGCCTTTTCACCGTTGTTCGGGTGGATAATCAGGCGGTCAGCCTGCAAGCGCCCCTGCATGTTGCGCTCGTTCTTTGTGAGCATCAGATTCAAGCGCCCATCGGCCAGAGTGGTATGCGTCAGACTGCCAGCGGTCCCCAGGTTGTCCTGTTCGACAGAACTCAGGGGATGCGCCGGATGGTCATTCGCGCAAAGCACTTTGCCGTCCGGGCCAAGGTACGAGCCGTTAATGTGGCGATTGAAGATGTTCGCGCCATAGGTTTCAATCGTCTGTTTCATCGAGAACTGCAATGCGCGGGGAAGCTGCTTCATGCTGGACGTCAAATCGAAGTCCATCATTTCGCGGGTAACTTCCACGCCCAGCCCGAATGACACCTGGGTATACGTCTTGTCATACCCCTGGTAGCGCTGGTCAATCGTGGTCGCGGTTCCAGCCGTCTTGACAGGAACAGCGCCCAGGCCGGTGTTGAATGAGTGTTTCGTGTTGTAGAGACTCGTGCTCTCAACGTGGAACAGCTTTTCCGTTACGGTAGGCCATTCCTTGTCGGTATCAACCCACACCTTTTGAAAGGAAGGGTCGATGGAGTCTGCAAATTGAGGAAGCGTCATTGCCATCGGTAATCACCCTTTCCTTTACGTGGCAGCCGCGCCAAACTGACAGGCGGCAGGAAGAACGGACGCATAGACGCGGGGGTAGATATCGCCGACCGCATCGCGGAATCCCTTGATAATCAGAGCATCGTTGCCGGTATCACTCGTATTGATGCAGGCCCGATTGCTCACAACCTCATAGGCGTATGCGACGCCTAAATCGGTGACGGCGATAGTGTCATTGCTTCCGCCGCCGTCTTCATATACGGTCATCTCGAATTCGGTGTCCGGCAACGCCAGAATCACTTCAACGTCGGCGCTGGTCGTTCCGCTCGCATCCTGATTCGCCATGCCCAAAATGGTCGTGGCATCATCAGCGCAAACAGTGACCAGGCCGTTGACGAGATAAACGAACTCGCCCTGCTTAAAGCTCTCGCCTGCCGCCTCGCCATATACGCCGGGGCGATACGGCCCCCTCGCGTAATTGGCTGGCTGAATTGTAAACGTGGTCATCTATTAGCCTCTTTTGGATTTGATACCTCCATATCCTCTATCGGCTCCGGCCATGATGCCATCCGAGTGTTCGCGGACCTTCTCATCCGCCGTGTCCTCAAGAATCGCTTCACTGGCCCTGTTGCGGGTCTGCTCGATGTATGCGTTCCAAGCCTCAAAATCTACGGTCGGGATACGGCACAGCGTCAGTTCGTTGAGGGTCATTCTGTCGGGATGGTCGGCCCTCGCCTTGTCGTGCATCGCGGGGACATCCACCTCTACGCTTCGCGGGTCAACAACCTCATAGCCCACCCTTGTGAATTTGAGCAGGTCGGTCTCGTCAAACCACGCGAAGTGCCAGTCTTTCATCGACTCCCTGACATCGCGCCCGTATTTGTCCACTACGAGCAGTGGCTTTTCTTCGAGCATCACGCGCCGCTGAAAATCATGCAGAACCTTTACTTTCCCGCCTGTAAGTTCGGCGGAGTGCGTGTCCTGTGCGGCCTCTTCGGATATGTCGGTATTGGTTTTTGGTGTCATCGTTATTGTCTCCTTGTCGCAAAGGGTTCGAGGTCTTTGGCGCTGTAGCCGAATGTCTCGCCTACCCTGATCTGGTCGGGCGTAAGGTTCGACTTTGGAGCCGCGCCTTCGACTGGAATTGTCCCTTGCGGCTGCATGAATGTGCGGTCTGCGTTATGCAAGTTGGCAAGCATCTGGGGGGTCACAGCCGGAGGCGGCTGCAAGTTGAAATTGGCCGCCGTACTCTGCACCTTGTCCCCTATTGCCAATCTGACCGCCATGTCCGGCGCGAAGCCCTGCATTTCGTACTCATAGGCTTTTTGCCGGATGTCCGGATTTTTTGCCACAAGCTCGCCGCTATAGGCTCTCTCGCGCTGCGCCTGTGTTTGAAGGGACTGCGCGCTTGCCGCCTGAATTATCAGTTGCAATTTCTCGGATTCAGGCATGAGCGCCAGCTTCTCCTCGATTTGTTCGCGGGTCAGTTGAGGCGGTTGTGCGAACTGGTTTTGAGGCTGCGCTTGAGGCTGTGGCTGTTGGCGAGTCTGCTTGGCCTTCTCTTTTTCAAAGGTCGGCTTTGTCCAATACGTGTTCGGGTCATCCGGGTCCGGAACAATATTGGCCTCTACCCATGCTGCGACCTTGCGAAGTTCGCCAAGCTCGTTTGTGTGCTCTCCGAATTTCGAGTGCAGATTACGATAAGCGGTTACGGCCTTTTCGTAATCTCCCCCAAAATCGTCGGGCTGTGCCGCTTGTCCGCCAGGGTCGCCTTCCTGCGGGGCTGGCTGTTTCTCTGGCAATTGTCCTTGCGGGTTGCCGTTCTCTAAATCCGTCATGTTTTCCCTTTCGCCGGGCCTTACGGCTTATCGGCTTTGTCTTGTCTCTTTAACCGCACTATTTCGTTATCGACATGCCATAAGACCGTCAGATATGCCGTGGCCTCACATATGGCAATGTCGTTTGCCGCCTTGTCTCCGCTTTTCAAGTTTCTGAGCAAGTCATGCGGCTTTAGTTCCGCCTTGCCCCTGAGCCATTGCTGCAATCTCTGCCAGCCGGGACTCGCTTGCAGTTCGATGTAGTCTTGAAGTTCGCTGTTGTCGGTCATCTGACTCCCGCCATCAAGCCCTGGACAATCTGCTCAAACTGCGGAGGCATCGCGGTTCCATTGCCGCCGCCCATCATGGGATTCATTGCGCCCATACCCATCTGCCCTTGCGGTTTTTCGGGAAATATCCTGTCGAGGTTCGGCAGATTGCTGGTCGCCAGTAATGTTTTCAGGAATTCCCTGAAATTCATGCCGGTCATTTGCTGGACCATCGGGTCTGCTGCGAGCGGAAGAACGCTTCCAAGCATCTGCATTATCATCATGAGTTCTTCGCGCTGTTTCATTTGCCGCTGATATGTCGATGCGCCAAGCGGCTCAAAGTCCCATTGCCCGGCGATGTCCTCTTTGCTTACTGTGAGGAATTCTTTTGCCGAGGCGGAGTCATTCGTGATGCGGACAAGCTTGCCTTCCGCCCCTATGAATTCGTGGTTGTATGCAATGATTATTTCCAGCAGAGACACAATCAGTTCGGTTTCAATCGTGATTGCGGGAAGAACGATTCTGACGGATGACTCGCCTACCATCGATGAAACTTCGGTAGCCGTGCTGCGATATTTATTCGGCATCCCTTGAAGGGAGCGGCTAGCGCCTGTGACCTGTCTCGCGTTCTCTTTGGCGTAGTTGATGGCGTCAAACCCGTGCCTAAGCTGCATGCCGACAGAGAGCGGTTCAAGTTCGCCCTTTGCGGCATCCCACACTTTGTGCGGCTCGTATTTCATGTACTGGTCTTGCAACTCTCCGCTGGGGTCGCGCCTCCACATCGGCAACAGATTTAACGTTGCGTCGTCAAGCATCTGATTCTGCAAGTCGTTAATCATTTGCTGGGTTTTTGTCATGATGCCCAATACGCCCAGCCCGTATGTCTGATTCTCAAGCGCGATGTACCGGCAAACGATGTAGGGTCTGCGCGGGAGAGTTGACGGCTCAAGCTGAATCACGATTTCGCTTTCACCGGCAAGCGTGATTATGCAGTCCTCCGCTTCGCCGTCGCCGTCGTAATCGAACCAGCCGTGATAGGTCTTGATGTTGACTTCTTTATTCGGAGTGCTCTTCTCGTTCTCTTTTCTGACGCCGCCCTTTTCGTCGCCGCTTGTCTGCTCGACCACCTGATTGTCGAGCACCTTTTGAAGCTCATCGAGAGCGTCTTTGAAGTAGTGGCCCCTGCGAATTTTCGCCCTGCTAGCCGGTCTGCCCGTGAGTGGGTCGGCTGGTATCTCCTGTGTTTCCATTCGCACTTCTTCTTTGCGAAGGCTCTCGAATGGCGCTTTACGCAGTTCGACAACGCCCTGCCCGGCATTTACATCCGGCGTGAATGGGTCTATCCAGCAGCTTTTAAGGTCCACCAGCGACCAGTTGACGCCCTCATAAATGAATTCTTCCTGCTTCTCGTACCCCAAAAATTCCTCGACATATACGCCCTCTTCATCGACACCCTTGATGACATATTTCGGGACATTGCGGATGCGCGCCTTGCGCTCCCACGGGGTGCGAACGACAATGGTTCCGTATTTGACAACCGCCCTGCATGCCTCAATCAGCTTGTTGCGGCTTTGCGCCATTTTCATGTCCGACCTGATAACGGCGTTCGGAGCCTTGATGGTGGACGGGTCTTGCTCGGCGTCTACCGGCGCAATCTCGTATTTGGGATGCCCATTGTCCGTGAGTATTTCAATCAGGCGCGGGACAATCGTTTCGACATTTTCATGGGAAGAGCCATCGGCTGTGTGGGCGCGCCCGTCATATGAGCGGACGGATTCTTCTACGCGGTAGTGCTTGTTCCATATCTCGATGTCTTGCAAGTGCTCATCGCGGTAACGGCCCGACCATTCCATGAATCGGGTCACAACCTTTTTCGCTTCTTCCCGCAGTTCCTGGCTCGGTAGCTTCACTTCTTCCCGCCCTTTTTCTTGCCGCCTTTTTTCTTACCGCCGCATGGCATGGTCAGCCCACCCCCACAGTTGAATAGCCGGTCACAGAGTTGTATTTCTGCGCCTCTTTGCGAGCGTATTCCCGCTGACGCCGCTCGAATTCGGGATCAACCGGCTGTTTTGGAACGCCTACTTCCCATTCGTATGAGTAGCCAAAGCCATCATTGAGATGTTCGTAATATTTGTCTTTGTGCGGAATGCGCGTCGCCTGACCGGCCGCGTCGGGCTTGCACTGGAAGCCGCCTTTGAAGCCATCGGGCATGTACATGCAGCCGCGGCGCACGACTATTCCCGGCAGGTCGTCCTTGCGAAGCTTGAGGCCGTTCGCAATGAGCGTTGCCCTGACTTCGGGGTGACTGTACCGGCTCCTTGCGCGGATGCCGTATTGACGCCTGAGAATGTCTTTGGTGCAGCCGGTGTCTTTTTGCTGTGTTCCCGCATGGTCGCAGTAGTCCTTGTATTGAAGCGGCACCTCGCGCCCGTTTACGATTGGCGGCTTATGGTTTAACTTGCAGAAACTTAAAACCATTTCCGCGAAGTCCTCGATTAACATGTCGTCACCAAGGAGCGCATCGAGTATCACGGCTTGCCCGAAGTTGTTTTTCTGCCATATCACGCAGGCTGGCCGCTCATACCCAAAGTCCCATCCCCTGATAATCGGGCGGAAGAAGTTGTATTTGCAGTCGTCTTCGTGTATCTCGACGTCGTATTCGGGGTACAGGCGCGGATTCATGCCGATGTCGAATGAAAGCTCGTATTCCTGTTCCCACAGTTCCGGCGACATCCCCGTTTTCGCTTTTTCCTG